TGAGAAGCTGCTTGGAATATGTTGCCATGATCTTTCCTTAGTTGAAGACAGTGTTGTTCAAGACGAGCTGGGCATCATTGGTTACTATTGAAATAGCCGGCGTTGTCCCACCAGACGACACAATCGGAGCTGTCCCAGTAACCGCCGTGACCGTCCCCTGAGGGGCCGCAGCCGTAATATCCGAAATCAACGCCTTCTTCGTAGCGTTGGCGGCATCAGTGTCAGCAATCAGAACATAATCGGCGGTCGTTGCCGTAGCCACCGTGCTATTGTTGACATCCGCGGTCAACGTGGCTGTCCCCGAGGTCGCACCCCCCGCAAGCGACGAGTTGGCTGCCGTCGTAATCCCCGTGATGTCACCCGTTGTCGGCGCAGCCCAGATCAGACCCGTCGCTTCCGTCGAATCAGCCGTCAACACATAGGTGTTGGTGCCCACAGCCAGACGGGAAACGGCATCCGAACCGGTTGCCGCAATCAGATCACCCTTAGCGTCGACAATGCTGTTCTGGATGACACCAGGGGTGCTGTTGACGAACGCTTCGACATCGTCAAAGTTTTGGTTCATGTCCGCGGCCACAATCGTGGTGCCGGCGGAGAACGAGTTGGTAACGGCCAGTGTCGCCATCTATCGGAGCCTCCTGGGCGTGTAGGCAAAAGCCAAAGCGTTCATTTCCCAATGGTTGTTGGAAGTTGGACCGCTTACTTTCACACTTATAGATTTCGCTGTCCCGAGTGTGGGCAGATTCAGCACCACAGCGGTGAGATCACGCGAGATCGCATCCCACGCCGCCCAATACGGCGACGTGTCATCACCGTCGTCCCATTTCGCTGTCCCCCACAACGAAGTAGACGTTTTCCCCGAAATGCTCACAGTGAAACTGCCAGTGGCAGCAGACTTGTCGTAATCCTTGAAAACCGAGACAGGCAACGAAATAGTCGCCTCAGCAGAGGTGACCATCCTCGGCCGACCCCATCGTTTCTTCACAATCGGATTCTTGCCCGACACCCACCGTGTAACGAAATACGACGAAATGTGCGTTTCCGCAGAAGACGCATACCGGTCTGTGGACCGGTTCTGTTCGTCTTCAACGTCGATCAACACGCCCGTGTTGGCGACACACGCCCCGTAAACGGTTGAAGAATCATTCGGTGGCCGGTACGAATACATGGCCGCAGCATCAATATCGGTCGTCACCCAGGCCCCGCCGGCAATCGTCGGGTCATAGATCAACGTCCGACGGGTCGTTGACCCGCCCTCCGTCCAGTCGACCGAAACGTACAGCTTGTTGTTTCCCCATCCGAGCTGCGGGTTCATGGCGAACGAGATGCGCCCGTCGTCCACAGCCGGCGACATCTTGTCGAAGATCCAGACGAACCCCTCACGGTTGTACAGGTAGGCGCCCTGGTCGGCATACCAGAAGAACACCCCGAACGGGGTCGCTACCGGCGACGACAACGGAACCGACCCGACATCGTTGCTCAACGTCACAACCTGGAAAGAATCAGAATCGAAGCCGAACACGGCATGCACACTGTTCGACTTGAACACCAGCAGGCGGTCACCCATCGGGCACAGGCCCGTGATGTAGTCGCCGTGGTCGCCCTTGTCGATGTCGACATAGTCGGCCGCCGTCCACGTTTCAGGATCGTTGGCGTTCGACCATCGCAAACGGTACTTGTGGTTCGTTCCCGATTCGTAGGTGTTGGCAACCCACGCAAAGTTGTTCCACGCTGCGATGTACTGGGCCTGCGGCATGTTGCCACCAGACCCGAACGTGACCCCCAGATCAGTCGCCGTGGACCCATCCCACTTGAAGCACACCTGGTCGTAAGACACCCCGTAGGCAACATTGTTCATCGTCACCCCGTACACGCGGCTGCCGTCCGTGCGAGAAGTAATGCCGGTCAGGTCGGTGAAGTTCGCCGTCGCGCTGTGGGCGACCTTCGTGCCATAGTTGACCATTACCTGATTGGTGCCGCTGTCGGTGTGCAACGCCCAGATGCCCTGGATGTCGTCACTCAACGCCGTCGTGTTCCTGCGGTCCACACCATCACGTTGGCGAATCCCGCCACGCGGATCGACAAGGACGTTGAGAAGGTCGGGGGATTCGTTCTCGGCCAGATTGAACTGATCGGAACGAAGATTCAGGCCACCCGTGAAAGCCTCAAGGGCCTCAAGTTTCCAAGTAGTGGAGGCCACCTACAGCTCCCACGAATAACGCAACCGATTCGGCAGGTACGACTGCGACATCCACCGCGACACCGACCGGCTGTTCAACCTGACCGGTTGAGCGGCCGGCATGTCCTCGTAGCGGGCACGAAGGTTCTCCAACTCCTGGTTGAAGATCGAAAAGTATTGCGCCGACATCGTCGGATCTTCCTGCTGCTCATAAGCACGGGCAATCCCGTAAGTAGCAAGAACCATGTGGAACGGTGTCGGCAGATCAGACGGCTCGGTGGCGTCTGAGACCCCAGCGCCGAACGCCGCAGGATCCTTATACCCCCGAACGTAAACAGTGTCGACCGACCCTGGGGTCGGATAGAGGCGAATCGAATCAGCCCAGAAAGACCAATACCACGGATTACCCGTGGTATTGCCATCCAACGGGTAGATCACATCGCCGTCGTCACGGCCGATGTATTCGAGGACATGATTGTCGGTCCTGATGGCTGCTATTTCACGCAACCCGTTCGTGACCGACGCCCCCACAACAGCGACCGTGTAATCCTTCTGGGAGGCCACAGTGCTGAACGTGGTCGCAACCTCGAAGAACGGCCAGCGTTTCTCCGAATAGACAATCACATCGTAGGCTTCACCCAGGAAGCGGTTCATCACATCGTCAGAAATGTCCGACGAGTCGATGTCGACCACTGAGCGGACATACGACCGCATGGTCGAAATGTCCACGCCTACTCCCTATGGAAGACGCACAGGTCTCCGTCCCCGACGGGGCGCCCCTTGCAGGGCACCCCGTCGCGGGTCAGAGAACTGCACCTGACCGATTCTGGGACAACGGGTTCGCCGCCTATCGGGTTGACTTGCTGGACGTTGCGGGAGAACCCCACGGTTTGAGGCCGCGGTGTCGAATCCCGAAACTTGTCACCAGCGGGCTGCCCGTATGGGCGTGAGCCAACCTTGTGAGCGTAAGCGAATCCTCGTCCCATCAGGATCAGGTAGCCCCGTACATGAAGCCCTGTCGCGCACGGTTGCTGCATGTGAGCTGGCCGTAGCAGAGGAGCTGTGAGTACACAGCGTCCTGATTGGTTGGGCGCACGAACGGTGTCGGCTTGAACCAGACATCGCTATGAGCCACCAACTGCAAGTATTTGGTGTTCAGGAACAGGAACTGACCAGAGGCAGCAGCACCGTCAAAGGTCACGGGGCATCCCTTGAACAGCAGGTTCTGGAACCCACCGTCAGCCATATCGGTATCCGTGTACCGAATCTGGCCATCCAAGAGCGCCTCGTACTTCTCGTACAAAGCCTGCGTGGTGATGCCGATAGTCGGCTGGTCGTTACCAACCGAAATGGTGTTATAGATGTTAGCCATGCTGGCTACAGTGATTGCACCAGCCTGATTGACTTCAGTGGACTTCCACCAACTGTTACCAGCGCCAAGCGGATCGATTCCACCAAGGGTCACGCCGGTTCCGCCGACAATGTTGGCTAGACCGTTCGGCCCAGAACATGGTGTTCATGTTCTCGATGATGGTTTCCTGCGTCTGGAAAATCTTGCCTTCCAGCAGATCAATGATCTGAGCTTCACCGTTGTTTTTGGCTTCCTCGATGCCCGAAATGGTCACCGTGGCCGCATACTGTCCCCAGTCGTACTCAGCCGCGCTAATACCAGTCTGAGCCGTAACGTCGATAGTATCCGTGCCGCTGTATGAACCAGCGGTCGAGTTGGTCCCGTAAATGATCGGGACGACGATCTTCGCTCCACCACTGATCCGACGAATGGTCTGCCCATTCGTCAGAGCGTAGAACAACGGCCTTGCGCTGAAGATGTTATCTGTCAGCTTGGGGACATAGTTCCTGAGCGTGGTGGTAAGAATCTCATCAAAAGAGCTGTTACCAGCCATAAGTTTCTCACCCCTTTAGGGTTGTTAGGTGCCGTGTTGCTTCTTGGCGAGAGCGAACGCTTCCCTCAGTGAAGACGGCTTCCCGTCGGAACCACCCTCCGACACGACGGCCCCCGCCTGGGTGCCGCTGCCGCTCGCCACCTTCGTGGCGTCGCGTTTCGCGTCGGTGATCTCCTGGTCCTTCTGGAGCTTCTCAGCCGTGTCCGCCACTTCCCCGTACTTCATGTGCGTGAAAGCAGCATCCAGGTTGGGAATCCGATTCGTCAAAGCATGTCGGAACAGCTCTGCCGTGTCGAAATCGCCGTACTTCTTCTTCAGGTTGTGAACTTCGCGCTCTAAAGCCTGTTGTCTGTGTGTCTGCGCCTGCCGCTCCATCTGAGCCTCAAGGTGCGCTAGCCGCTTCGTCGTCGGATCCTCCTCGACACCGTCCGAATAGTTCGGTTCGGTAGCCGGTAGGGTGTCCGTCACGCCGAAAGCCGACGAAAGCGCCGCAATGGTGCCTGCTGGATCGGTTTCCAAAGCTGAAGCAATCGCCTCAGCCTGTTGTAAACGCTGACGTTCTTCTGCCAGTTCCTGCGTCTTGCGGGTGTAATCCGCCTGACGCTGGTAACCGTCTTGAAGTTCCGACAGGCTGACCTGCGACTCCTCACCGTCAACCTTGACGGTGTAGGCATCTCCAGGTTCTGTCGTTGCTTCTGATGAAACCTCTGGGGTGTCCGCCGCAGCGGATTCCGTTGCTTCCATGTTTTCGGGCACTTCATGTCCCTTCTGGGGGAGTCCTATACGGTTGCTCCTATTAGATAAATCACGCTGTCCCACAAGGCGGGGTTACAGCGCAGGTAGTTCAAGTCCCATCTGGTTCTTCAACTGCAAAAGCAGCTCTGGAGGAACCCCACCAGTCGGAGCGAAAGCCCCTCCTGGCGGTGCCCCAGGGGGCGGCATGGGGGATGCCGGCGCCCTGGTTGGTTCCTGAACCCCGCCAGGGGGAGCGGCGGGTGGGCCTTCGGGGCCTCCCGCCTGCGGTCCAGCCTGGGGTTGTATCAGGAACCGTTCAGGATCCTTAATGTCGAAACCGGTCTTGAGAACGTGAGCGGCCAACGCCTGCGGGTCCCAACGCCTGCGGGTCGATTACGGTGCCCACAAGCGGCCCCATAGCGTTGAGTAGCGACACGGCCTGCTGTTTACGAATCGTGTCATTCAACGGCTGTGTTGAACCCGCCTCGACGCTGTAATCGTACTCGCCGACAATGTCCTCACGACTGAACGGCACGAACAGATCGGTCGGGGCGTTCGGCACACGGGCCGTCGACTCGCCAGTCATAAACTGTTGCAACAACTGGATGACCCGCCGGCCAATCATCCATATCGACAGCTCCACGGTAGCGAGCTTGTCCGACGCCCTGGCATTCTGGGCGTCAGCAATAATCGACG